GATTCCGCTGATAATGTTACTTCCGTAACGAAGGTGCCTCTTGCATATGGACCTATGCAAAAGTTTCTTGCTAGGCTTGAGCAATCTCCAGATCTAAACAAATCAACTCAAATTACATTACCTAGAATGTCTTTTGAGATGACTGGTATTTCTTATGACTCGTCAAGAAAAGTAACAACAACTCAAACATTTTTAGCAGGAACAAAAGAAGACGGTTCAGACATTAGAAAAAACTACATGCCTGTACCATACAATATTGATTTTGAGTTAAGCATCTATACAAAAATAAACGATGAGATGCTTCAAATTGTGGAACAGATTCTTCCATATTTTCAACCACATTATACAATGACCGTTAATCTCTTGGACACTATTGGCGAAAAAAGAGATGTTCCGATTATTTTAAATTCTATAGGAATGGATGATCAATATGAGGGAAATTTTGAAACAAGAAGATCTCTAGTTTATACTCTAAGATTTACTGCAAAGACATATATCTTTGGACCAATTTCTACAGGATCTGCAACAGATATTATCAAAAAATCTGTTATTGGATTTGGTGCTGGTGGTGCCTCTAGTAGACAGATTGATGTTAGATATACTGCCGAAGCAGTTGCTACAAAGAGTTACTCAGAAACAAGTACAACTGCACTACTCAAAGACTTCCTCAAGACAGAAACAGTTATGGAAGTTATTTCTTCCTCTGGAATTGTTGCAGGAGACAAAGTATCAATCGGAGAAGAAACTGTTTATGTCTCTGATGTAACGGGTAATAAACTCCGAGTAACAAGAGGATATTACTCAACATCTGTTGTTGATCATGTTAGTGGTACGGGCGTTAATTTAATCACCGAGGCAGACAATACCAAGATTGAAGCTGGTGATGACTTTGGATTTAGTAGTGACTGGTCATGAGTAAAAATTTTGAAGAATTAGACGAGACTTTCAACGTGGAAGCAGACATAGTTGAAACTCCAGAGAAAAAACTGGAGAAGATAAAATCAACTGCTGACGATATCAAAAAAGATTACGATTATACACGAGGTAATCTGTACTCCATTATTGAAAAAGGTCAAGAAGCACTCAACGGTGCTCTTGAATTAGCACAAGAAACAGAGTCTCCAAGAGCATATGAAGTGACGGGTCAGTTGATCAAAAGTATTTCTGATGCAACAGATAAGTTATTAGATCTTCAGAAAAAACTAAAAGAAGTTGAAGAAGATAAATCTAAAGGACCAACAAATGTTACCAATGCTTTGTTTGTTGGGTCTACAGCAGACCTAGCAAAACTTTTAAAACAGCAACAGGGTAATAAATAATCCTATAACTAAACGGAAATCCAATGAGTGTTCCTGCAGTAACATCAATAGTAATATACAAAGGAACTGACTTTGAAGAAAAAGTTTCTATTGCTCTTACAACCCTAGCTGGTACAGAAACTGTAACAGCAAAAGTTAGAAAGCATGAAACTGCTAGTACCTCATATAGTTTTGATACTCATATAGATACAACTAATAATGCAGTTGTTATATCAATGGGTAATAGTGTTACTGATAATCTAACAGAAGGTAGAAACTACTTTGATATCATTTCTCAGAATGCATCTACTAATAAAATTATGAAACTGGTCGAAGGTTCAATAATAGTAAATCCAACAGTATCCTCATGAATTTTTTATCTCAATTTATGATGATGTCTTCTGCAATCGTGATGGCATCACCAACTGATGATGAAGCTGTATTTACAACTCCTGGAACTTATTCTTGGACTGCTCCACCAAAGGTGAGGAGTGTGAGTGTTGTTTGTATTGGTGGTGGAGCTAGTCCTCTTGTAACCTCATCAAGTTTTCCTGGTGGAGGTGGAGGTGGATTAGTGTATGCTAATGAAATGGCAGTAACCCCTGGTCAATCTTATACTGTGGTAGTTGGATCTGGAGGTGCTTCTTCAGGAACTTCGGTCAGTCCAATAACAGGAGAAGATGGTGGTCTCTCTAGTTTTTCTGCTGGCGGAGTTACCATAACGGCAAACGGTGGACAGAGAGATGGAACTGGTGGAACATACTCTGGAGGAAGTGGTGGTGCTAACGGCGGATCTGCAGATTCTAGTGGTGCAGGTGGCGGTGGCGCTGCTGGATATACTGGAAATGGTGGTGCAGGAGGAGTAGGTGGATCTTCTTCAGTTGGAGGCACAGGTGGAGATGGATCTGGCGGTGGATCTGGTGGTGGAGGTGGTTCGTTTGCTCAAACTTATACCACAACTCAACCAGGTAGAGCATCTTCTGGCGGAGGAACAGGAATATTTGGACAAGGTTCAAATGGATCTGGAGGTTCTGGAGCGACATCTGCTTCTGGTTTAGGAAATGCAACATCTGCAGAAGGAGGAAGCAATGGTACTGATGGTGATTTAAATGGTGGATTATATGGTGGTGGAGGAAGATCAGGTTTTCTTAAAACTGATCCATCCGATTTATATCTTGCAGGAGGATCTGGTGGAGGTGGAGCAGTAAGAATTATATGGCCAGGAAACGTCAGACAGTTTCCATCAATAAATACTCAAGAGATCTAGTGTAGTTTAATGTTAATAAAAATAGAAAACGGAGTTCCAGTTGGTGAACCACCAATTGATGAACGAAACTTCAGACAATTACATTCTAATACTTCTTTTCCAAGGATACTCACTCCCGAAGATGTAGAGTCTTTTGGTTATGGACTATTTCAACAAACTAGTCAACCAGAACCAGCTAAGTTTATGAAATGTGTTGAAGACACACCAGTGAAAAATGAATCTGGATTTTATATGCAGACATGGAAAAGAACTGCAATGAGTTCTGAGGAGATAGAGAACGCTACTAAATTAAAAGCAAAAGAAGTCAAAGATATCAGAAATAGTAAATTAAAAGATAGTGACTGGATAATGCTAGCTTATGTTTCAGATGAATTAGAAGAGCTTGAACCGAGAGAGTTGAACGCTTGGAAAACTTATAGAAGACGCCTCAGAGATATTGCTAATCAACCAGGGTTTCCTTGGAATATATCTTGGCCTGAACAACCTAAATAAAAACATACTAAAAAGAGACGAGAATGTCCCAGCTATTCGTTGATACTATAAGAAATAGAGATGGTAATGGTGCCCCATTATTTGATAAGGGTGTCGTTATCACAGGCATTATTACTGCATCTGGATCTCTGGGTGGAGACTCGGTTTCTATTGGAGCGACTGAAGTCATTAGTTCTGGATTTCAGCTAACAAACATTTTAGGTCTTGATGCAACAACTACCGCAACCATAGAATCTGCTGTTGCAGCTGCACCAAATGATTTCACAAGTTTAAATGTAAGTGGTATTTCTACATTTGGATCTAGCATAGATCTTAACTCAAGTATTGATATATTAGGACATACAGAAGCAAATACTTTAAATGCAGTTGGAATTTTAACGGCTTTACTATTATCAACAGGAGCAGAAGGATCTGCTATTCGCATTTCTTCAAATACAATCAGTGGTCCAGCAACAATTACAATTGATCCTGCAGGTATTGGGACAAACACAGGAACAGTTGTAATTCAGGGTGATCTTCAAGTAGAGGGTGATACTACAACTGTAAACTCTACTAATTTAACTATAGACGACAAGAATATTATTCTTGCTAGTGGTTCTCTCACCGATGCATCCTCAGATGGTGGTGGTATCACACTAGAGTCTGGAGAAGGAAATAAAACAATTAATTGGGTCGATTCTACAGACTCTTGGACATTTTCTGAGAATATTGATCTTGCTTCTAGTAAGACTTTCAAAATCAATGGAGTAGATATTCTCACAGCAACAACGCTTGGATCTAGTGTTGTTAATTCTTCACTAACATCTGTAGGAACATTAACAGCACTTGATGTATCTGGTGACTTAGATGTAGACGGACATACTAACTTAGATAACGTAAATGTTTCTGGTGCTATCACGGCTACCACATTTACTGGTAATTTAGAGGGCACAGTTAATACAGCATCGCAAACCAATATAACTTCTGTTGGTACATTAACAGGACTAACAGTATCTGGTAACGTTGCTGCTCAAGCAGATTTGGATGTTGATGGTCACACTAATCTTGATAATGCAAGTATTGCTGGTGTATCAACTTTTGAAGGTTCACTTGTAAGAATGTCTCCTGGTGGAGGTAACTCTGGCACCCTTAAATTTGGTTCTGGTAACGATTATCAAGTTCTTGCAGGTTCTAATAAATTGCAACTTGCTGTTGCTGCTGATCGCTCAATAGAATTAAGTCATGCTAATAGTGTTTACTTAAGAACATCAGATACTGGTGTAGACATAACTGGTGGTTTAACTGCCTCTGGTATTTCTACTTTCTCAGGTGCTGTCGATGCTAACGGTGACTTAGATGTAGATGGTCATACTAATCTTGATAACGTAAGTATTGCAGGTG